ACGCAAGCGCTGCAAGCGACCATGGCGCAAAACGAATTAGTCTATGCCTGCATCCACATCAAGGCGCAATCCGCGCGCGATCCGCGGCTGATTGTCCAGACCGCCAACGGCGACGGCGACTACGAAGAGCAGCCCGGGCATCCCTTCCGCCAACTCCTCATGCACCCGAATCCGCTCATGACTGAGGGCGATCTGATGCAAGCGGCGATCGTGTCGTGGGACGTGAGCAATCCGCGCCGCTTTTACTGTGAGAAAGTCTATAAGGGCGGGTTACTCGTCGAATTGTATCCGCTGAATCCGGCATGCATGACGCCGCTGTACTCGCGCTCGAGTAGTCGTGAGCAGATCGGCTATACCTGGAATGATGGACAGCAGAAGCGCGAGTACTCGTTTGACGAGCTGCTTATCCGCGCCGCCCCTAGCTGGTACGACCCGCCGCCGCTGATCGCCGCGCTCGGCAGCGTTGGCGCGGATACCGCGCAAACCGCAACGATCGGTAACTACTTTGCGAATGGCGGCATCCCTCCACTCTTTTTGAAGTACTCCATGGCGCTGAACGATAGTCAACGTGACGACATCCGCGCGAAATGGCGGAGCATTTACGGCGGCGGGCAAGCGTCGGGGGATATCGGCGTTCTGGACGTGAACTCTGATGTAAAAGAAGTCGGATCGAAGCTTGACCAGCTGGCCAGCCAAACGCTGCGAAGTGTATCCGAGTCGCGCATCTGCATGGTGTTTGGCGTGCCACCCCTGATCGTGTATGCCTATGTGGGCTTGCTGCGTGCCACCTATGCCAATCTGGGAGAGGCATGGGCGGGCTTCTGGGATGCCACCATGAGTCCGGCGTTTAAGGAATGGCGGGACTGGTACACATGGCAATTACTCCCAGAGTTTGAGGACATGGCCGCCATTCGATCCGAACAAATCAAGCTGGCGTATGATATGAGTACCGTCGCCGCGCTCCAAGAGGACGTTGACGGCATGCACACGCGCGCGCAAAAGAATTTCCAATCGAAGATCATTACGCTGAATGAGGCACGCGCCGCCGTCGGCTATCCGGCGCGGCCAGAGGGTGACGATCTGTTCTACGCGCCGCAGACCGCGCCCGCGCCAGTGAACGCGCCAGAGGAGCTGACGATCGTGCCACCCAAGGCGCGCAAGGCCACGGCCGAGCGCAAGGTGTCCAGGCAGACGATCGAACGGCGCATGGAAAAGGACTTGGCGCGCTATCTGGCCGGCGAATACGAAGCGGCGGCGGCGGCGGTAGAATGATGGACGATCGCACGCGCAACCTGCTCCTCACCATCCGCGCCGCGCTGATCATGGCGTTAGGCGCGCTGGAGGATGCGCTGGGCATGCCGCGCACCTTGCCGCCGCGCAAGGATCGACGGGCCGGCCGCGCGGTGCCTTGACGCGCGGAGTATACTAGTTCTATCCAGGTTAAATCTACGCTGCTCCAGCCATGGCGCGGTGTCTCACACGAGGCACCGCGTTTTTTCTTATGCCGCCATACACGAACGGACATGCGCCGCTTGTCAAAGCCGATCCCGCGTCCACGCTTGACGACGGCGACGAAATAGCGCGGCTCATGCGACCGCACTACGTTGCGCTGTCCAAACTCGCGTTTGATGATAGCGCGCGCGAATACGGGCTTGACGTGTCATTCTCACTTGAAAATGAATACGTCCAAACGGTACTCGGCAAGCTGGCGAAACAGGTACGCAACGTGACCGATACCACGAAAGATCAGATCGCCAATTTGGTCGGACGCGGCGCGGATGAGGGATGGAGCAGTGACGAACTCGCGCGCCAGATTCGGCAATTAGGTGTTGACATGTCGCGTAGTCGCTCAGTCACGATCGCCAGAACAGAATCGGCTAGTGGATACTCGCAAGGGAGTTTAGCCTCATTCCAGGCGTCTGGCGTTGTCAGTCACACGACCTGGCTCATGGGGCCGGATAGTTGCGAAATTTGTCAGCAGCTTGACGGGTCGCAGGCCGAGCTTGGCGCGGAGTATGCGCCGGGTATCACCGCGCCGCCGGCGCATCCGCGCTGCGTGTGTGCAATCAGCCCAGTGATAAGCGAATGAATGAGTACACCCTGTACAATGCCGATTGCCTTGACGTATTCGGCCAGCTTGCGCCGCAGAGTATTGACGCCGTGATCTGCGATCCGCCGTATGGGACGACCGCATGCAAGTGGGATAGCGTGATACCGTTTGAACCAATGTGGGCGGGTATCAAGCGCGTGTTACGACCGCGCGGGGCGTGTGTGCTGTTTGGGAGTGAACCGTTTAGTAGTTTTCTACGGGTAAGCAATATCGGGTGGTATAAGTTTGATTGTGTCTGGAAAAAATCCCGATCACGTATCGCGAATTACGCAATGGTGAAAGACATGCCCGGAAAGATCCATGAGAATATCATGGTATTCTCTGCAGCCGCGCTGGCGCATAATTCCGCGCTGAAAATGATCTATAACCCGCAAGGCGCAACCCGCATAGATAAGCTGATCGTGTATGACTATGGCGGATCGAAGGGTGGGCGACACTTGCCGAATCGCAAGCCGCAAAAGATACCCGGCGTCCAATCGTTTACGAACTACCCGACGACAATCATTGATATACCATCCGAAACATGGCACATACACCCCACCCAAAAGCCCCTCGCGCTGCTCGAATACCTTGTCCGCACCTACACCAACGCAGGCGATTGCGTTCTAGACTTCACGATGGGCAGTGGCACAACCGGCCACGCCTGCGCGAATACGGGCCGGCGCTTCGTCGGCATCGAAAAGGACAAAGGCTACTTCGATATTGCGAGTGAGCGCATCGCAACCGCCTACGCGCCGTTACGGCATATGGAGCAAGACCATGCCAGAGTATAAGCAACTACGCCATGCCACAAAGTCCATTGACGGTCGTACCGTAACAGGGATCGCGGCCGTGCATGGCAACGTTGACGACGGCGGCGACAAGTCATGGCCGGGGTCGTTCGCGGATACGAACGTGGACGGGCGCGATCGGGCGGTCTTCCTCTGGATGCACGACAGCAGCGCGCCGCCAACGGCCAGTATCAACTACGTGCGCGAAGTCCCACGCGCGCAACTCCCGCCCAAAGTACTGGAGTTCGCGCCAGATGCGACCGGCGGCGTCGAAGTCTCCCGATCGTACCTGGACACGCCGCGCGGAAACGAGATCTTAGCCGGCCTGACGGCGGGCGCATTAAACGAAATGTCCTACGCCTATATGCCGATTCAATACGACTTTGAGGAGGTAGACGGCAAGACGATCCGCAACCTGCGCAAGGTGCAGATCTATGACTATAGCGACGTGACATGGGGTATGAATCCCGCCACCGTCGGCAGTAAGGCGGTCTGGAATGATCGCCCGCTGGCCGAGCATGCAAGCGCGTTGAAAGACGTGATTGCCATATTCCTGGAGCGCCTTGACGAGCTGAAGGAACGCCGCGCGAAAGCCGGGCGCACATTCTCAGCAGCCAACACGACGCGGATCGCATCCATCGCAGACGACCTTGCGAAAGCAGCGGCCGATCTCAAAACGATGCTTGACGCCGCGCGCCCGAACGACGAAAACGCAAACGACGCCGTGCGCGCGTACCTGGAGTACCAGCGCAGCATGGCGCGCTTTAACGGAGTCAATCTATGAAGAAGAAGTATGAGATCGGACAGCAGCTTGACGCCAAGCGCGATCAGCTCGCGGCGATCTTTAAGGAAGCCGGGCCGGATGTCGATATGAAGTTGGTCACGTCGATCGACGGGACAAGCGAAGAAAAGGTTGCGAAGATTCGCGCGCTGAATAACGAAATGTCGGATCTGGGAAAAGAGTTCGATCAGGCGCGCGAGCTGGAGCTGATTGCGGAGAGCGCAAAGGGCAACGGGCGCGATCGACAGCTTGACGAACGGCCGGCCGGCGGCATGATTCAGACGCGCGACGGTCGGACGCTCGGCCAGCAATTCGCGGAAAGCCGGATCGCCAAAGAGCATACCGGACGCAGCAAGCGACAATTCAGCGTGAGCTTTGACGACTTTGACGAGACGGCCGATCGGCGCCAGCGCAAAACGCTCATGACGACCTCGGCCGGCTTCAGCGCGCCAAACGACCGCACCGCGATCGTCGTGCAGTCCGCACAGCGGCGGCCGGTCGTCGCCGATCTCATTCCGCAGTCCACCACAACCGCGTCTGTTATCAAGTACATGGAGGAGACAACCTTCACGAAT